TGCAATCTCTTATCTTTCGAGAACCAGCCAGAACTAGCCGGAACTGGCCTGATCGACTTGGGCGATGCAAACATTGGCCGTGAACAACCCCGACTAGAAACGACCGGTGTTGGGGGGAAAACTTTTGGGCCACTTGTACAAGCCTGGGCAAAGCGTCACATGGCTGTTGATCTCATGCCGTGGCAGGTTCACGCCATCAATGGTGCTTTGACTTGTGACGATGCCGGCGACCCTTACTCTTTGACGTTTCGAGAAGCATTGACCACAACAGCGCGTCAACAAGGAAAAAGCGTGGCACTGGTTGCGCTCATTGGTTGGTGGATGACTGACTACGCAGAGATGCGCGGCGAACCACAATCTGTGCTTTCTGTTGCAAACAAACTTGACCGTGCCGAAGCAATCTTTGCGCAGCTTGCGCACGTACTTGTCGAGCAATTTGGTGGCAAACAAATGGCCGCTGTCGGCCGTAAATCTGTGACCGTAGGAAAATCAGAATGGCTTATCAGAGCAGCAACAAAAAACCTGCACGGTGGATCACACGACCTGATTGTTGTTGACGAACTTTGGGACATTGATGCAGCCGTCATTGATGACGCTTTGCGACCATCACAAATCGCCAGACGATCACCACTGCTATGGATGGCATCCACCGCCGGCGACGAATCCAGTTTGACAATGATTCAGTTACGCGAACAGGCATTGGCAAACATTGATGCCGGCGAACGCGGTCTGTTGTATTTTGCCGAATGGTCTATGCCACCAGGCGTCGATTATCGAGACGAACAATATTGGCGTTGGGCAAACCCTGCTTTGGGGACCACCATTACTTTGCAAGCATTACGGTCCGTGTCTAAAAAGGATTCGTTCTTGCGCGCCCACTTGAACCTGTGGGTGTCTGCACGTGGCGCATGGATCACGCCGGCAGAGTGGGATTCCCACATCACCACCGAAGACTTTCCTACTGGCGTGCCGTCCATCTTGGCCGTTGACTCATCAGTTGACGATGCGCGCTATGTCGGTGTACATGCAGCCGTCATTGATAACCAGGCCATCGTCAAGGTTGCATTTGTGGTGCAAACCGAAAATGAAATGTGGGAACACATTGAACGCATCATGGCTGATCAGAAAGTGCAGCTGGCCATCACGCCAACATTGGAAATCCATCTGCCGATGAATCTTCAACGCCGATATCAGACCGTTGGCTACGGTGAATTGTTGCGCTTTTCTAGCCTTGTCAGGTCGATGATTCTTGAAGGCAAGGTGCGTCACAACGGTGAAAAAATGCTTGCAGAACATGTATGCCGCGCAGTAATTACAAAAACGGCGCAAGGCGTCGTTCTGTCATCGCAAAAATCACCTGGCCCGATCGAGCTGTGCCGATGCATGGCCTGGGCTGTGGCTTTGGTCAGCAAACCTAAACAGGCGACAAAACCCATGTTGGTCATCACAGGCTAAGTACACTCACGCTAGGTGTCTGTCTGTGTCGGGCAGGCAGGCACCACCTACCGAAAGCATCTCATGGCATTATTCAACAAAGTGAACAAAGCAGCAATCAGTCCTGCCGTTGAAAAACAAGCGGCCGTTGGTGGCACCTACGGTGGCAACGCGCCGACCAATGGCGGTGTCGGCATGATTGGCAATTACTACGCCTATCAGGAAGGCGAAGCCCGCAACCGTGCCATGCAAGTTGCAGCCGTCAGCCGTGCAAGAGATTTGCATTGTTCCGTCATCAGTGCCATGCGTTTGAAGATGTACCGCGAACAGTGGAACGAAACCGATCGTGAAATGGAAGAAATCGACCTTGCGCCACGTTCTTGGCTACGCCGACCCGACCCGAACATTCCTTACGAAACGCTTATGGCATGGACGCTGGATGACCTTCTATTTTTCGGAAGGGCTATGTGGTACGTATCTTCTAGGAGCCAAGATGGCTTTCCCGCGAGTTTTCAGCGTTTACCGATGGGTTCCATAACTTCAACTGATCAGCAGGGTCCCGTTTTTTTTGCGCCTTCAAACAGTGTGTATTTCCAAGGCGGCGAAATTGACCCTGTCAACCTGGTGCAATTCATCAGCCCTGTACAAGGCGCAATCTATTCATCTGCAAGCACTATCGAGACAGCTTTAGAGATTCAGGCCAGCCGTTTGCGCAACGCTGCATCAGCGATTCCGTCTGGCATTTTGAAGCAGACCGGTGGCGAACCGTTGAGCGCATCCGAACTGGCAGACCTGGCATCAGCGTTCAATGCTGCACGTGCGTCAAATCAGACAGCTGCACTAAATGAGTTTTTGACTTACGAACCAACCAGCGCAACCCCTGACAAAATGTTGCTCATCGAATCTGCAAACTATTCAGCACTAGACATTGCACGTCTTATGAATATCCCGCCGTACCTGTTGGGTGTCTCGACCGGATCGTATTCTTACCAGTCATCAGAGCAGGCCCGCATGGACATGTGGATGTTTGGCACAAAAGTGTTTGCAGAATGTATTGCAAGCACCCTTTCATCAGATGCCATACTTCCCCGCGGCACTTGCGTAGAGTTTGACGTAGATGACTACCTAGGGGAAACCATCCTGATGGATTCCAATATCAACATCAACGAACCAGCCGAAAACACACAAGAGGAACTTGCATGATCCGTTTTACAACAGACCGAATTACAGTCACCGCAGCCGAAGGCGACACAGTAGGTGAACGCCGCATCGACGCAATAGCCGTGCCATATAACCAATACGCAACTGTTAGCGATGGCACCGAAGTGCAATTCTTGCCAGGCTCATTGCCTATCGACGGCAAAGCCCCACGCGTATTTATGTACCACGACCCATCAAAACCAGTTGGCATTGTTACCGAACGAATCGACACGCCAGACGGAATGCTTGCAAGCATGAAAATCAGTCGCACCATTCTTGGCGATGAAGCACTGACCCTTTCAGCTGATGGCGTCATGGATGTATCCGTAGGCGTCAATATCATTTCTGCGACAAGAGACAAAGACGGCCGCATGACCGTCACGGCAGCCGATTGGCTTGAATTGTCACTTGTCCCCATTCCTGCATTCAGTGGTGCTACCATCACCGATGTAGCCGCGTCAGCGGAAACAGATCCCGATACAAATCCAGAAACCACAGAACCAGTCGAGGAGACAACCGAAGTGGAAGCAACACCAGCACCAGCAGAAGCCATCGAGGCCGCAGCAATCCCTACACCATCACTTCCTGCACAGCCAAAGCGCAAGTTTGCCTTGCCATCAGCTGCTGACTGGATGGCCGCATACCACATCGGTGGCGACACGTTTGCAAAAGTAAATGCAGCCGTAGCCGAATGGCAGTCAGAGCATCAGACCGCGTTGCAAGCAGCAGCCGGCGATGTGGCTACAACTAACACGCCTGGTCTTTTGCCAGTGCCTGTACTTGGACCGCTTGTCCAGAACATCAACTTTGTTCGTCCAGTTGTCAACCGTCTTGGCGCACGTGCGTATCCAGACGGCGGTCAGCAAAAGACATTTGTGCGTCCAACCATTACAACGCACACAAGTGCAGCTGCACAGTCAGCAGAGTTTGACGCAGTGTCAGCAACCACCATGGTCATTGCAAGCAATTCGATCAGCAAGACCACCGTGGCCGGGCAAGTCAGTTTGTCCAGACAGGATGTTGACTTTACGTCACCTGGCGCAATGGACTTGATCCTCAATGACCTCATCGGCGAACTGATGTTGAAAACAGACGACATCGCAGCAGACGCATTGCTCACAGCAGCAACATCATCAGGCGTATGGGACGGAACCACAACCGACCTCATGAAGTCCATCTACGACGCAGCAGTTGACGTATCAAACGGCACCAACTTCTTCCCTGACACAATCTTTGTGTCACCAGATGTTTGGGGCCAGATGGGTCAGCTTGTTGACGGTTCAAACCGTCCAGTGTTCCCATACTTGGGATCACCTGGTCTTCAAGGACAGAACGCATTGGGTGGCGGAAACGCAACCACATGGACCGGCTCAAACCCACTCGGTTTGGAAATCGTCGTTGACAGCAACTTCGCTGCAAAGACCATGATCATTACAAATGCAAGCAAAGCCTTCGAGTACTACGAAGACATGCGCGGCATCATGTCAGTTGATCAGCCTGCAACGCTTTCGCGTTTGTTCTCGGTACATGCTTACGTCTCAACCTTTGCGGCTGTGTCAAGCATGATCCGCAAGATCACCCAGGCATAATCCGAAGGGCGGACAGCCCATGGCGGTCTATTCAGTCACATTCAAGCAACTGCTTGACAACTACGCAGTGCTTACACTGCTGACCGATAGCGATATCGAGGTTGGGCAAAGCATCACGGTGGCATCTGTCGATGCAACTTTCAATGGCACATACACCGTGTATGCCTTGCCCCAATACCTCTACACAGGCACAGACACCCAAGGCAACTTGATGTTTGATGGCCAGGTGCCTATCGCCAATCAGGTGTTGTTTGCAAAGACCGCATCTGACGTCAATCGCATTGCCACGGCCACAGGAACAGTCACCTGGACCGTTTCATGCACCTGGGCAACCAGTGCCATGATCGAAGATTATTTGGGCTTGACATTGACCGGCGTAGATGACGCAACTTTGTTGTCGCAATGTGCAGCTGCCGCAAACGCTTTTGCATATCGCCGCAGATTAGAAGCCGGATATCTTTCTGATTCGCAAACAACTGTGCCGTCAGGCGATGTCCTTTTGGGCACCATCATGATCGGTGCGGCCTACTTCCGTCAGCGCGGTTCCTATAACAACCTGGCCAGTTTTGATGGCATGGGCGCACCACCAGCAAACGGCATCACACCAATGGTCATGCAACTACTTGGCATCAACCGACCCCAGGTTGCCTAATGGCCTACACCGACCTTTTCAATGTTGGTATTGACAATCTGGCAACCAGTCTTGGCACTATCACTGACATGCGCGTTGTCACTGATCCACGCAATATCAACCCGCCATGTGTTTTTATCGATGCCCCCACGTTTGTTGCATTCAACGCAAACATTGCAGAACTAGATGTGCCGGTACGCGTCATCACCATTGGCCCTGCCAATCTCGATGCGTTGCGCAACGTGCTAGCTAACTGTGCATTGCTACTCAACAAGGGTGTTGCAGTAACAGACGGCCGACCCATTAGTCTTTCCATCGGTGGTCAAGACCTGGCCGCCTACGATCTCACTATCAAAATGAAAGTGCAAACATCATGAGCAAATACACAATCGTTAGCGAACTTGTCGGTACACCTGGCGAAGAGTTTGTACCTGACGAAGGAATCAACGTCGAAGCATTGCTAGACGGTGGATTCATCAAGTCCGACAACAAAGCCCCAAAATCTGCTAAAACAGAACCAACAGAGGAGAACCCCAATGGCAACTAGCATCTATCTTTCAAACCCAGTCTTCAAGGTCAATGCCGTGGCACTGACCGGATTCTGTACAGCTGCGACGCTGACCCAAACCAATACTGCACAGGACACAACAGTTTTTGGAAATGTTGCCCGCGTCTATAATTCAACTTTGCAGGACAATGAATGCACCGCAACCTTGTACATGACCTACGGCGCGTCCGAAGTGTATGCAACGCTGAAAGCACTTGTCGGAACGCAAACAACCGTTGTTCTTCAAGAGGGCACCACTGTTGGGAACAAGATTTGGACTGTTTCCAATGCGTATCTTGAAACACTGCCAATCATGAATGCGGCCTTGGGCGAGATTCAATCCATCGACATCAGTTTCCAAGGTGGAACAATCGTCGAAACATCCGTCGTCTAGTCTCAATCACAAAGGAATCCCGACATGAGAATCAAACTGAACGTCGAAACCGTAGATGGTTCATACACGGTCACCACGACCATGGCATCCATCGTTGCATTTGAACGCAAATACAAAATCGGTGCTGGCCAGTTAGCCGGCGACATCCACATTGAATGGCTTGCGTACCTGGCATACGAATCGGCAAAGCGTGCCGGCATCACTGTGCCAATTGTCTTTGATGACTACCTAGATCAGGTCATCAATATTGAACCCGAAGATGTAGGCCCCGAAAACCCTACGGTCGCGGTACCTACCGCAGAGCCTTAGCAGAACTATTGGTCGCCGTACATTGGTGGCCACCCGATGTACCATTTGACACTGACGACCTGGCAACGGTCGCCAAGGTATTGAAGGAACAATCAAAATGACGACATCGGCAAGCATCAGAGTTGTAGGCGTCAAATCTGCTTTGGCCGAACTCAACTCAATCGACAAACAATTACGTCGTCGTATTACTCACGAATATTCCGACATTGTTGCGCCAATCGTCAATGAAGCAAAATACCTTGTGCCAGCAAGGCCTTGCGTATGTCGTCGGCGCGCGCGAAGTCGCGCTGGGCTTTTGCGAGTTGCCGTTCCGCGATCTGCATTTCGATGGCAGCGGAGTCGATGCCTTGGCCGGCCTGCAAATAGGCAGCCGGGTCCTGTTGCAGGAGGCCAAGGCACTTGCCCAAGCCCTTCAACAACACGGCACTGGTAATCGAGCGGGTGCGATTGACCTCGCCCGCCAGCTCGAACAGCACGGCCAGCGCCTGGGGGGTGTTGAAGTCCTCGTCCATCGCC